CCATTGAACCTCAGTTGTGAGATAACGAAGTTGCGTGTGAAGATTTGATGGAGAACCACCAATCTTCTTAGCAAAATCACCCAATCCATAATAACGATCGGCAGATGTCCATTGAATCAGTCCGTAACCACGTCCGCAGTTATTCCAACTGGTTCTGCTACCACCTTCACAAATATTAGGCACGAATGTGGATTCCTGTCTAATATTGCCCATGATAGTAGCAAGGGCGTTTCTGTCTTTAATACCACGTTCCTGGAAATATGCCAGGGCAGCATTCTCATGTTCATTACACCCTTTACAAATTAGCCTTTTCTCTTTTGGCTTTTCGGGAGCAACCTCTTTGGTCGCTGTCTTTGATGTAGGCTCCTCTTTAATGATAGAAAACGGTGGAGGACCACTCACAGGTGGAGGAGGAAACACGCTAGGCAGTGTTGCCGCATTGGTTGTAACCGTTGCCAGGAGGGGCAGGGCTACAGTAAAGAAGTTTTGCATTAAAATTAATAGAACTCTACATCCGTATAAGGAAAGCGCACTTCCCTCTTCTCAGAGGGCAGACCCCACGGCTCTAAATCGCGTTTCAAAGTCTCATAATAAAAAACCCTGCTCATAACAGGGATTCATCAAACTCCGCAAGAAGTGCTTGAGCATTTTTGTGCCTATCAGCATCATGAAGCAACTCAATTTTATTGATTGCCCATTCACGAACTTGTGCTACAGGTTCACTTTCAATCTGAGTTTCCATAATAATCTTTTCGGAAGTATCGGTTGAGAACTTGTGAATTATACCATCCTGGAGTTCCGTCGTCAAGTGATTCTGTGAGAACATTGTTGACGAAGAGTTGTCTTGTCTCTTCGTAGTTTGTTTTGCCCTTTGTTTTATGTAATGATAGGATAGTTCGACTAAAATTTTGTCTACCCAGTCGTTCAACATCTTCTTTAAGTTCCGGACAAGACCCATAATAGTTTTTCCAATTAGATTCTGATTTTACTTTTCTCTTTTTACCTTTGGGAGTTCTAAACTGCCAAAGGTACTTTCTTCCGATATATTTTCTACCATTCAGTTTATTTTCTATTAAATAAACAAATCCATAATGGTCGCCAATATCATCACTAGTAAAAGGACTTCCATTATAGACCCAAGGATTTTCATAGTCAATATCTATACTCATCAATGATATCAAGGACTTCGTTAAGGTATTTATGAGCAAGTCCTTTCATATCCATATCGTGCCTAATATGGTCAATATGGAGTTTATTTTTTAATCCTAAGACACGAACCTTTAATTCGTCTTTAGTAAGTTGATTTAAAGTATTTTTGGTAACATAACAAATCAAAAAGTAAATCAACCAAGAATGGAGTTTCTCCACTCCTCACTCATATTAACCATAATTGCTTCTGCTGCTTCTGGTGTTTCAGCATATCCTTCATCTAAAAGGTGTGAGAGGATGATGTCGTAAATATCCACTTGTTCGTTGCGAGTATCTGGAACATCAATTCCTCTTCTTCTTTTTGTTTTGTTTCCCGAACCATAAAGAGGAATGTTTCTAGCAGATCCATGCTTACCAGTCGTTTCAGAACGTCCAGAAGTAGGTGATAAACCACCTTTATATGTTCTATGAAGCCCCTTATATGGCCCACCAGCAGCAACTCTAGTAATAAGATCAATTTTTTCCTTTTGTCCTGGTTTTGCTTTTCCAGATGCAGTTTGCTTGCTCTTAATAAGTTCTTGTGCTCTTTGTTTACGAACACCAGTCAATTCTTCATCTAACTCATTATAAACTTCCATATATGCTTCTTGAAGATTGCGAAGTTCTTGTGCGTCCATTTTACAAATACTTTTTAGTTATTTATAAGTTCCTTAATACTCCAACCATTTTTTCTTGGTCCAGTTCTATTATATTGAATAGCAGCACTCATAGTTGCGTATGAAATATTCTTTAACTTACAAAACTTTTTTAACTCACCAGAAACTTCAAACTCTTCTCCTTCAGGTGAAGTTAAGATAAAAGTTTTTGCTGACGGAGATTTAAAACCTTCAGCAAATCTTTGTTTTGCTTTCTCACTAATCTTCTTTTTTCTATCTTCACTACAAGGAATACCATAACTTGGATTATTTTTTCCCGCTACTTTTTCACTTATTTTTCTTTTAGTTTCTTCGGTATGTTCCCTTACTCCACCATAATTTCCTCTTTCTTGTTTAGTTTTTAATCTTTTTTGTATTTGCTCTTCCCACTTATCTCCATATATTTCTTTGTATGTTCTTCCACTCAATTTTGGTGGTCTTGAACTCTCACATATATTTGTGAGTATTCCACCTTCATCAATATCTCTCTTTCCATATTTTTTAATCAGTTCTTCTTCATAATCATAAGCATCATTTTCATTCTCAAAATATTCAACTATTTTAATTTGTGGTTCATAACCTTCTTTTCTTATTTTTTTAATCTTATCAAACTTTTTAAAATTGTCTGATTTTGCCCTTGATTGCTCCGATAAATGGAAATAGACCCGATTACCTTTCCCCTTTCCAACATAGAAAGGAAGATTAACCCTCGGGTCTATTAATACATAAACATAATACATTTTAACAACCTGAACTCTAATACTATTTATATAATATTATATTTCAGGTTGTTGTATTAGTCAAAGTTTAAAATTAGCAAATGTGTTTGAACCAACATCTTGTTTGATTCCACCAACCAAATAACTCTCAACTTCCGTTTCTTGCGGACTTACTTGAAGACCTTTGGAAGAAATCCAGTGCTGTGTCCAAGGAAGTGGATTATTGTTTGCTGAAATATCATATTGTGGTTTGAGACCGATTGCTTTCAGTCTACGATTCGCAATCCATTCAACATATTGCTGAAGAAGTTTATCATTCAGTCCAATCATACTACCATCTTTGAACAGGTAATCTGCCCATTTCTTTTCTTCGTTTACAGCAAGATCAAACATTTTATAAACCCATTCTTCTTCTTCTTTTGCAATCTGTTGCATTTCACGATCATCACCTTCCCTCCACTTATTCAGAATATTCTGAGTAAGTGCTAGGTGTTGGTTTTCGTCTCTCGCAATGAGAGAGATGATTTTAGCGGATCCTTCCATAAGCTTAAGTTCACCAAAGGCGAAACTACAAGCAAAACTAACGTAGAAGCGAATACCTTCAAGAATATTAACGTTTGCGTGCAGATTGAATAAAGTCATCATATGACTCTGTAACGCTCCTAGCACGCTCTAGAATGCGTTCATCGTGAATAATAGTATCAAACACCTCAGAAGGGTCTGAATAAATGTTTTTGATGATATAAGTGTATGAACGACTATGGATCATCTCCATAAATCCCCACACTTCCATACATGCTTCCAGTTCAGGAAGTGAACAATATGGAATGAATGCCATACCAGGTCCACGACCCTGAACAGAATCAAGCATGATCTGATACTTCAGATTAGAAGTATAGATGTGCTTTTGCTCAGGACGTAAGGTTTGATAATCTCCACGATCCTTCTGGAGAGATACCTCTTCGGGTCTCCAGAAGTATCCAAGTTGTTGAGTTGTCAGTTTATCAAAGATTGGGTACTTGTAAGAATCATATCTCTGAATTCCAAGAGGTTTACCAAAAAACATTGGTTGCTTCTTAGTATCAACTTGTTCCGTATTAAAAACTGTCATTCCTTTCATATCTGTAGATTCTTCTGTTGAAGAAATTTTAAACTGCACAGGATTCACACTCTCCCTCCTCTACTGAACTTAACTCATCAATTAAATCTTGAAGATTGGGTTTCTCTTCCACCACTTCATCAGTCTTAATATCGTAGGTATTCTGATAATAGGAAGTTTTCCACCCGTACTTGTATGTAGTCAGAAAATCATTTGCCATTACTGAAACAGGAACTTCATTATTTTCATAATTCTCTGGGTTATATGACCAGTTTCCAGAAATTGCTTGATCAAAGAACTTCTGCATCAGAGCAACAATATTAATATAACCACGATTGGACTCCATATCCCAAAGAAGCGTATAATTGTTCTTAAGAGTATGATATTGAGGAACAATCTGTTTGAGTGGTCCTTTCTTGGATTTCTTAATGGACAAGAATCCACGGGGAGGTTCAATTCCATTGGTTGCATTTGACACAACGGAACTGCTCTCCGATGGCATCTGTGCGGACAGTGTTGAGTGTCTGAGTCCATATTCCAGGATAGACGCTCTAAGAGATTCCCAGTCATGTTGAAGTCCAATGGATGAAATTTCGTCTACATCTGTTTTATATGTGTCGATAGGAAGAATACCATCAGAATACTTAGTACGACCAAAGTATTCACAATATCCTTTCTCCTTAGCAAGTTGATTTGATGCTTTCAGAAGATAATACTGGAAAGATTCAGAAAGTCCGTGAACTGCATCCCATGCTTCTTGGGAATCATAATTATAACCAAGTTTTGCAAGATAGTGTGCAAGACCAATAAATCCTATCCCAAGAGAACGACGTGCCTTAGTGGCGATCTCAGCTGCTAATACGGGGTATTTTTGATAGTCAATCAACTCATCCAGACCACGAACAGAAAGATCACAAAGATCTTCCAATTCTTCATCTGATTTCACTTTACCCACATTAATTGCAGAAAGAATGCAAAGTGCAATCTCGCCGTGAGTATCATCAATATGCTGAATAGGATCAGTTGGGAGTGTAATTTCTTGACAAAGATTGCTCATATTCACTTTATCCTTAAAGGATGAGTGAGAATTACAATGGTCAATATTCATAATGTAGATACGACCCGTCTCCGCACGTTCTTTAAGGAGACTGAGAATGAGTTCTTGTGCTTTAATAGTCTTTTTCGGAGTGGACGGATCTTCCTCATACGAAACATAGAGATTGTCAAAATGATCTGTTCCGAAAGCATCGTAAAGTCCAGGTACGTCGTGGGGACTGAAGAGAGTAATCTCTTGATCTTGGATGAATCTTTCATAGAACAATTTACTGATTTGAATAGAATAATCAAGTTTACGGACACGATTATCCTCAGTTCCTTTGTTGTTTTTAAGGACAAGAATATCTTCTATTTCTTGGTGCCAGATTGGAAAGTGGACAGTTGCGCTTCCACCTCTGATGCCATTTTGAGTGCAGCATCGGACAGTTGCCTCAAACTTTTTGAGGAATGGGACAACACCCGTGTGCTGAACTTCTCCGCCTCTGATTTTAGCGTTGATGCCACGGATTCTGCCTGCGTTGATACCGATGCCCGCCCTTTGTGCAACATACCTACCAATTGCCATATCAGAGCTAAAGATAGAATCGAGGGTGTCATCAACATCAACAAGAACACAACTAGCAAATTGTCTAAGTGGTGTTCGCACTCCTGCCATAATGGGAGTGGGGATGTTGATTTTGTGTTTTGAGATTGCGTCATAATACCTCTTTACATATGACATTCTTGTTGCTTTTGGATACTCTGCAAAAATAGTCAGAGCAATCATCATATACATGAATTGAGGTGTCTCATATACTCCACCAGTACTCCTGTCTTGCACAAGGTACTTGTCAACGACCTGACGTAGACCTGCATAAGTGAACAGATAGTCACGATCATGATCGATATACGAATTAGCCCGCTCAATCTCTTCTTTTGAATACTTGTTAAAGATATCATTATCATAGACTTCTTTATTCACACAAACATAAATGTGCTGCTCAAGATTAGGAAGTTCCTTCATCTTTCCATAAAGTTGCTTACGAACAGCAAAGAGAAGCAAACGAGCAGCAACATACTGATAATTTGGATGATCCAAATCAATCAAATCAGAAGCAGAACGAATCAGAATCTCTTGAATCTCTGCGGTGGTAATTCCACTATAAAATTGAATACCAGAGGTCATCTCAACTTGACTCGCAGAGACGCCTGCAAGACCCTTACACGCCTCTTCAACCATCAAATGCATCTTGTCTAGGTCAAGAGACTCAATTCGTAATGTCTTTTTCTTTTATTGAACTTGGCCAAATTACAATTTTTTCTCCACGTTCAATAACACGGGAGATTCTTGAATGGATTTCTGCATTACGTGGTTCGTTATCATAAATCCACACACGCCTGTTAACACCCCACTTATCAACATCACCATCTGCACCACAAAGAGCAATTGAGTTGCATATGAAAGTTGAGTCAAAGGGACCTTCCGTGATGTATACAGTTTTACTTTTTTGTATTTCATCAAGACCGTAGATTTTTGGTGCGTCATCATTAAGCATTACAGTAATGTATTTAATCTTACTGGGTCCTAGTGCTCTACCTTGAAATCCAATAAGAGTATTTTGATAGAACAAAGGAATAATAATCCTAGGTTCATCTTTAGAAGTATCATCAAAGACCTTCTTTACAGAATTAGTCCAAGATTTAAATTTATCTGCGTAATAGAATTTATCCGGATTTAATTTTCTATTTTCAAGATATGATTTTGCATCAGGATTTGATGATGCTTTGGGTAAATCTAACTTAGGTTTAAACTTTGGTGCTTCAAATTTAAAAACTGGTTCCTGTACTGTAAAGTTTTTTCCAGTATTACCTTCCTTAAATTTTTCGAAAGAGTATTGTTTATAGATTACTGGGTCAATTTGTTTTAAGAAATTGTTGAAGGATATATTGAGTCCACAATTATGACACTTAAAATTAGTATTATTTTTGACCTGATAAAGATATCCTCTTGCTTTGCTTTTATTTTTCTGCGAATCTCCACAAATTGGACAACGAAAGTTGTAAAGATTATGCTTTACTTTCTTGAATTTTTGAAAACGCGAAGAAAGCAAATTGATGTACTTTACATCAACGAAATCCATAACCAATCCTTAATATGTCCATCTACTCTACCAGATTATCGCGTCTTGTCAAGGCACAATGCAGTCATAAGACTCGTCCACTTTACGACTGAATTTGTAATTTTTTGAAGCGAATAGAGTGTTGTCTTGTTTTTGATTTTCATTGGCATCTTATGCCAACACTTAATTATTTAGATTTTTCTATTCTAACTTTAGTATTATCTGGAGTCAATAAGTCTACAACTATATGCAATTATGATACTGCAAAAATAAATTTATTATCTTTTAGTTTCTATTCTATAATTTGGTTGATTATCTGGTGTCAAAATATCCACGACCATACTGGATTGAGAGAATACAAAGGAAACTATTACTAAAGCACCCACAACTAACCAGCGAAACTTTGTTACGTCATCAACTTTTTTATCTACTGCTTCTATACGCTCATCTATCTTTTCTTCCAGGGCCTCAATTCTTTCAGATACTTTAGTACAGTGCTCATCACCTTGTTCTTTCATTTCATAAATCATTTTAGTAAGCAAATCATCTGCTTTACCACACTGTTCTAATTTTTCTTCGTGGACAGCAAGCATCTTACTGATGTTCTGACTTGTTTTGCCCATTATTTGAATGGCCTCGTCTATTTTTTTCATCATAAGTTCGTATGACGAAAGCCTTTCTTCTAAAACAGCGATTTTAGTGTCTGCCGTAGTATTTTGATTGAACATTTCTATCCAAGAATATTATTTCCTTACTACAGGAACAAATACCTCAAGTAGTATTAAAATTATTTATTATTTTTGATTTCTTTCTTTTTAATCAAATCACTCCTATATTGTGGAGGAAGTCTTCTAGCAATCTTACCCCTACCATCAAACTTCATAACAGGGTCAAATCCTGCAGTAGGACCTTTTGGATCAGAAGAACCACTAAATCCACCAGACCCACCAGGAGCATTTGCTGACATCATTTCTTCTCGGACTATTGAAATAATCCAATCAAGTTTCTTCTTTTCCATTGTAGATTTTGTTGAGTTCTGCTAAACAATAAAGATCAACTTGAATATCGTGAATACCAGATTTTGGATATTCTGGCAGCCTATTTAGAAAAATTATAAAAGATTTTAAGACAGACCACAATTCCTTTTCAATTTTAAAAAACAACATTGGAGTCGTTGCTTCACCAAAAATATTATAAAGAATAATAAAATGATTTAAGAGAAGATGAGTTTTTAATTCACCTTCTCTTTTATATCTTTTTAACAGTCTTTTAATATACTTAAAATGATTTAAATCCTTTTCAAAGTCTTCTTTAGTGACTGCTTGAGGATTTTCATAATTTTTAATAGCAAATAAGAGAAAGTTATCCTCATTCAGTTCATTAAAAATCATATATTAATCAGGCAACAATAGTCAATGTTGTAGTACCGATACCAACTCCAGACAGATAAGTTCCAGCACCACCAACATTACAGATGAGATTTGAAGAGAGTATTTTTGTAACGGGTCCACCGCCAGAAAAATCTGTAATAGTACCAACAACTCCAGAAGTCAAATCAACTGAAAGTACAGTACCTATTCCACTTACTGCAGTTGGGACTGGGAAGGCAAATGCAATTCTATTTGAAATCTGACCGTTGAATGTTTCTACAACATACCCATCAGCATTTGTATAATTAACTACAGATGATCCAATAGATGATGCAGTTCCAATTAGTGCTGTTCCTGTAGAACGAAGAATTTTAACTGTTGCTCCGGCAGAACAATAAACATTTTCATTCCAAACTACGTGAACATAACCAGTTCTTCCAGTTCCAATTCCAGTCGTTCCCCCAGCACCAATAGAAATTGGAGATGCTAAGTTTGGATCTTCAAAAAAGACAGCAACTGGAGTAGCAGTTCCCAGTCCAGTGTTATTTTCCCCGGGATTTCCAGCTGCATCAGTTCCTGTATTAAGTCCAACAACAGGAATTAATACTTCATCATAATAACTGGAAGAAAGTCCAGAATTTTCAGTCGTTCCATACCATCTTTGAATCCAACCACGAACATCCGCAAAAGTATTCCAAGGACTTCTATTGCGATCTACGCTATGCTGATACTTTGGAATAGCATAATTATTTGCCGCAGTTTCAGTTGTTGTGGAAATTCCCCAGAGTGCCATTCTTTTTACCTGTACTAATTTTATTCGTAGAAATATTTATAAAAAATAGAGACTGATAAAACCAGTCTCTATATAAACTTATTTTGTTTTACTTCACCCTTCTTTTTTTGCTTTCAGAAGATTTTGTGCTTGAAGAAGAAGGAATGAAATAATTCCATTTGCCTTAACTCTTGGATCAGCACCAAGAACTTCGGAAATAGCAAGAAGAACGCCAAGAATAAGTTGGACGTTTGCTGCGCTGAGACCACTCTTAACAGCAAATAATAGAGTACCAGTTAACATAATAACCTCCTATAAGATTAACCATAATATATTTAGCAATCAAGCAGTAATATCACTATCAACTCCTTTTGGAGCAGATTTTAATGCTTGGAGTTTTCTTTGAATTATTTGCACTTCTCTTTGTCTTTGAATTTCTCTTTGCTGTGTTAATTTTTTTTGAGCTGCATCTGATTGACCAGACTGTTGGGTTTTTTGTTGAAGTTCCATTGCCTGCTCAGCCATTTTCTTAGCCATTTTGGTAGCAGTTGCATACATTACTTCTTCACCACGACCAGGATATCTCTTTTCAAAATCTGCTGCCTTATCCTTCATTGACTTTACGATTCTTTCCTTTTCTTTAGTCTCAGCAGTAGTTAATGTTTTTTCATCAATTTGAACTTGCTCGCTTCTAATATCAGCAAGAAGACTATCCAACTTTGACTTTCTCTTTTTTGCAGGTGCCTTAGCAGTTCCACCACTTACTTTAGTGGTTTTGGGTTTTGCTTTTGGTGCTGCAGGTTTCTTTGCTGCTGGTTTTGCTTTTGGTTTTGCGGGGGTTGTTGCACTACCTTCCCAAGGATCAGATGGTTTTTCTGTGGTTTTCTTTTCTGGTCCTTTATAAGAACCACTACTTACTCTTTCCTTTTGACCTGCACCAGCACCACGATAGGTTGATGCCTTTCTTGCTCCAGTGTGTGCTGTACTTGGAGTTTTATCTCCGCCTTCCATTTTACGAGCAACACCTAATGCACCTTTAGCAACCTTTCTTGCACCAGTTGCTACTGCTTGCTTTACTGCCTTTTTAGCACCAGAAACTTTGCTTGCAAGTTTTTGTTTTGCTGCTGCTAACAAACTTCCTCTTTTCTTTTCTGCAGTTGGAGTATCGTGACCAAAAGTTACCTTTGCTTCAGTCAGAGCAAACTCAAGTGCTTCTTCAATATCACCTTCTTCATAACCTTCATCAAGAAGTTCATCATAAACACTCTCAACAATATAATCCATTTCATCAACCTCTACCA